CCAGTGCTTCCGAAACCGCCTTCTCCACGCGCTGTCTCTGACAGCTCCTCTACTTCCTCCAGCTCGAACAGCGGGGCAGGAACCACTACCAGCTGGCCGATGCGCTCACCTTTTGCGATGCCGTGAGAAACGTTGTAAAGCCCGTATCCCCCGCTGGTGTACCTCAGACTGAGCATGATCTCCCCGCGATAGTCGGCGTCGATGACCCCCACCGCGTTGGTCATGGACACACCGCAATGCCCCATGCTTGAGCGGGCGAACAACAGCCCCACGTAGCCCTCTGGAATTTCAACGGCAATGCCGGTGTGCACCATGGTTGGTTCGTTCGGCGGCAGGAGGGTCGTGCGTAACGCGTACAGGTCCAGCCCCGCTGCGTGTGTCGTGCCCCGTGTCGGGGTGATCGCGTCGGGGGTAAGTTTCTTGAATCTCATTTTCTCTCCTCAATAGAGCGGCCCTTGGCTACGGCCCTCATGAATATGACTTCCATTGCTTGCTCATCAATAGGCTTGTCTGACTGATATATCCCTGACACCGATTCACCATTAGATGCCCTAACGCTGCCGCTGCTCAAAAACAAATCCATTCTGCAAGCCGCCATCAAGTCAAAGCTGTCGGCCTTGTCTGTCTTGGGACTCCATCCGCCATAAAACCCTGATTTCCCGGACCGAATCCATCTAACGTGGCCTACTCCTTCAACGTGCCTGTAATCATATCCTGCAGCCAAAGCCGCAAGCCTGTATTCTTCTCGCTCGTTATTGGTCATGTTCGCTCCTTCGCTGCGCTCTCGCCAGCCAGCGCAAAATATGCCGAGCCATCCTCGTAGCTGTCCGCACGATACCCGCCTTGCTGCGCTCTTACCATCTTCAGGCACGCCATGAACAGCCAGCCTTGCTCCTCGGTCATACTGATCCCGGTGAGTGCGCGGAACATGTTCACGGTCTTGCCGATGCTGCGCTCGCCTTGCGGCTGGTCGTAGGTCGCGGCACGTTCTTGCAGGTGCCCGGCGGCGGTGGTCAGGATTTGCGATGCGCTTGGGGTACCCGGCGCTTGTCTCGGGGCGTGGTCCAAGCAGTATTCCCCCACGAACTCGGCTTCCAAGCATCCTTCGTTCTTGCAGTAATCAGGCATCATTTGTTCTTCTCCATAATGGCTTGCTCTATACCAACTGCCACAGCGTACACACCTTCGTACAGGTTGGGGTCGGTGATGGTGATGTTGGATTTGATGATGTTCTCGATCTCTTCCAGCGTTAGCTCAACCCGCGGGCGTTCTTCTTGCCAAACGATCATTGGCTCCGCCACCGCCAGCTCGTCGAACAGGCGCAGGGCTTTTGGTGCGAGTTTTGCATGACGGTCCGCAGAGCTCCATCCTTCCCAGTACAGTTCTTTAGCGACTTTTACGTAGGCTTCCAGCGCCTCCCGTATCGTCTCAATGTCACTCATTCCTCGCCTCCCGGATATTGTTTGATCACATGGTTGTAGTAGTCCAGCAGTCGCTGGCGGCCATCGTCGGTGCAGCCGTGCATGTGCTCGCGTACTGCGGCACAGAAATGCCCGATCAGCGTCTCAACACTCTGTGCTGCTACCCGCGTAGCGTGATCGCCGCGTGTCATTGTCACGTTGTAACTCACTATCAGCCCGACTCGCTCCATATCAGCGAGTTTCTGGTGTGCTTGGTCTTCAGTCATTTATCATCTCCCTCAACTTTTCCTCCTGCGCGGCCTTTGCTGCGGCGAGTTCTTTGTCCGTCGCAAGCCCGTGCGCGTGCCGCTCTGCTACGTCAAGTGCGTCCCCTGCTGCGACCCGTGCGGCCCCTGCTGCGGCCCCTGCTCCGGCCAATGCTGCGCCCAATGCTGCGGCCCATGCTGCGCCCCATGCTGCGTCCCATGCTGCGCCCCCTGCTGCGGCCCCTGCGTCCCATGCTGCGTACCCTGCTGCGTCCCGTGCGGCCCGTGCTGCGCCCCGTGCTGCGGCGAGTTCTTCGTCCGTCGCAAGCCCGCGCGCGTGCCGCTCTGCTACGTCCAGTGCGTTGATGCTGCGTTGATCCGTGATCAGATGCTGCACCCGCCGAGCGCACCACACCGCAAACAGCCTCCACACCTTGTCATGCTCAGGCAGGCACCGCAGACACCAAAGCGCGTCGTCCAGTCCGTTGCTGTCGAGTACATGAGATAACGGAAATTCTTCATCCATTCCGATGCCGGCTTTGGCTTTCAGCAACGTTTTCCAACCTGATTCGCACGGGCCGTGCGCCCGGATTTTATTAAGCGTTATTGTGATCATTGATCACCTCCCGAAACTTTTCCTCCTGCGCGCCCCGTGCTGCGGCCTCTGCTGCGGCCCATGCTGCGCCCCAAGCTGCTTCCCGTGCTGCGTCTTGTGCTGCGTCCTGTGCGTCCCATGCTGCGTCTGCGGCCCGTGCTGCTGCCCATGCTGCGGCCCGTGCTGCGGCCCCTTCTGCGCCAAATGCTACGCCTAATGCTGCGTTCCATGCTGCGTCCCATGCTGCGGCGAGTTCTTCGTCCGTCGCAAGCCCGCGCGCGTGCCGCTCTGCTACGTCCAGCGCGTCAAGGCTGCGCTTATCAGTCAGCAGATGCTGCACCCGCCGAGCACACCACACCGCGAACAACCTCCACGTCTTGTCATGCTCCGGTAGGCATCGCAGACACCACAGCGCGTCGTCTAGTCCGTTGCTGTCGAGTACATCAGACAACGGGAACTCTTCGTCCATACCAACGCCGGCTTTGGCTTTCAGCAGCTTTTTCCAACCTGATTCACACGGGCCGTGCGCCCTGATCTTATTTAGCGTGATTGTGATCACCGGTCACCCCCATCGCGGCTATCAGTGCGTCCGCCTGATCAATTGCGCATTCGTTTACGTAATCCCTGACCAGCCTACCCTTTGGGCACCCCTCTGCAAAATACCTCGCGTTGCTCGCCATCGCACACGCCAGCCGTACGATGACCTCTTCACGCATCGTCATGGTGGCTGCGGGTCTGTCAGGCTGCGGACCATCGGCGTCCTTATCTGGCACCACGGGGCAGCGGTAGATATGGGCTTCGCCTCTGGTGGACGCAGGCTTGGCTATCTCAAGTCGGCCGGAGTTACGCATTTCCGTCAGCGCGTCATCCACCGCTGCACGGCGGGACTTGGTCTGCAGTTTTGCCAGCACCCCGCCGCGCTCCAGCACCAGCCGGACAACCTCGGCACGCGTGAATTCATCGTTGCCGATCACTTCGTAGATCGTACGTTCCACTTCACCACGGCGAGACCACTTTGCGAATAGATGTTTCATTTCACCTCACTCCTTCATAGAACACATGGTCATTTACTTTCGCCACCACGTCGCCTGTCGCTGCCCAGTCAGGGCGCACGCGGGTCGCGTGGTAGTGTGTCGCTTCTCCGATCACGGGAGCGGCTCGTCCTTCGTACACGGCAGCTGCGATCAGCTGCGCTACTTTCCAAGGCACGTAGTCTGTCGGCTCGTCCGACTTGCCGTCGCAAAAGAAGCTGAACTGGCACTGGTGCCGCACCGGCACCTCGGGTGCCCATGGGTAGTAGTCGGCCTCGTACACCACACTGCAGGCGTCGGCCGGGTAGCGCGGGTCGTGCATGCGGTTCACCACAACCTCGGCCACTGCGAACTGCCCTTCAATCGGCTCACCCCGCGCTTCCCAGTACACCGCCATCGCGATGCACATGATCTCGTAGAGGATCACAGCTCAAGTCTCCGGAGCAAAATCCCAATTCGATGCGTGGCAAGGCGTATGTCCTGTGCAAAGAGGTGTAGCTGTCTACCGTGATCCGTTTGGGGAGTGGGAGGCTTGGAGTCGATTTCGTTCACATCCTGTTCGGCGGAACACACGGAATCAAGACGCTTGTGCAAGGTATCGATCACATCGTAAAGCCGGTTTAGCTCGCCTCCAATTACCTGCATCTGCAGAGGGATTTCTACAGCAGGCATTGGCTTTTCTGCGCCGAGCTGGGTGTGGCCTATGTTGTCCATCAGATGGTTCATGGTGTTTCTCCTTGGGTGGTTGGTTGTTAATGTACCGTTGCGTGATCGTCGTCGAACGCCCCGTTGACGCGTAGGGTGGACAGCAGTGAGTGGGTAATAAATTCAGGCTCGTAGCCGTACTCCATCGACATCACGGCCAGTACATTGGTCATGGTGTTGATCACCACGTCCTGCTTGAACTCCTCTGACTCGGGGCTCTTTTCTTCCCACTCGTCGATGGTGCGCAGCACCTTGTCGAACAGATCGGTCACTGCGTCTACTGCACCTTCTGGAATACCACTCATTTGATTCTCCGCAGCGCTGGTGTGGACGAACTCTTCGTCAGCGTCAGGGTATAACCGAGCACCGTGGCGACGGCAGCGATCTTGTCGATGCGAGGGGCGTATGTCGCGCCTCTCTGCCATGCGTAGATCGTCGTCCAGTGGATGCCGGCCTCATCGGCCAATTCTTTTAGTGCTTCACCGTTATAGCCCCAGAGCAAGTCAAGCAACTGGCGGAATACTTCGTGTCGTACGTCTTCTGCTTCTAGTCGTTTTTGCGCTTTCATGGTTGTTGCTCCTTAGTAGTAAATTTGTGTCCGCCAGATAAACCGCTGACGGCACCGGTACGCAATCAGAGCACGTATCCACGATAGCACCAGATGTTGTTCCCGACGGGGCAACCAGTGTGTCGTCTCTACGTGGCGGGGAGCGTGGTGACACAGACCGCTGACTCCTTGCGCTGCCGGTGTTTTGCTCCACCTCCGGCTGGGAGTGCAAACGCTTTCTTTACTAAGATTTTAGTAATTCCAGCAGTTGATCGACGTTTGTCTCGTTGATCACGAGCGCCACACCCCCTGCGTCTCGAATGTCGTTGAGGTTCTTCTCTTGCAGGGCCGTGGTCTTGCCTTTACCTGCCTTACACTCGATGCCAATGAATCGGCCCTGATGACAGCACACTACGTCGGGCACCCCCGAGGTGCCATACCCCGCCGTCACTGGGTAGAAGTAATACGCGCCTATCGTTTTGAGTTGCGCGACGACGCGCTGTTTGACTTTCTTCTCTGGCGTCATCGCCATGGCGGTGCCTCGATAACAGTAGTTATTTGTAGCCGCGCTTACCGGCGCGGGTTTGCTTTTTGCTCAGCAGCCAAACAGTTACAGCGTTGCTCATCTCGCTGTTCCCGTGTTTGTCAGGGTGGCACAGGATTATCAGCTTTTTCAAAATATCATCGGGTATGTCCGTTCCGTTCTGCGTTGGTTTGCTGTCCGCTTGTTTCTGCCTCTTCTGCAGGTAGCACCGCAGGCACTGTGTTTTCCACTCTTCCCCTTCGTAGTAAAAAAATAACGCCGAACAACTTAAGCATGGTTTGTACCGCATCTTATGCTCCGTAAGTTACTCGTCTGGGTACACCCAGAACACGTTGTTTCCTATCCGTTTACCAACTCCAGCAATGTCGATAACCGGCGGAGGGGTCTGCATTATTTGTAGCTTTATTAACTTATCTTGTATCCATTTAGGCATTGTGTCAACTGACGTGTACCAGCTGCGCAGCCCAAACTGCTCCGGGTCGAGCTCAAAGGCGCTGACTTCTATCTGCCACCGATGATCTGGCCTGAACTCCACTCGGATTACATCGTTCTTCATAGACCTGCTCCTGCGTACACCACGCGCCCGACGGGCGGAACTTGTTTAGACCCAATCACACACCACAGCAACGGCACGTCCCACTGACCCCACGAATACACATACCCATCAGTCAGCATCACCACCGCCTGCGGCTTGATGTTCTTCTCGCGCAGATAGTCTGGCACGCACGCGGCGCTGGTGCCTCCACCACCGACAGGCTTTGTTGAACTGGCGAGCGTAGGCAATGAGGTCAGGTCGTACACTTCCTCACCCTGCACGTCAGTGTCCCAGTACAGCAGGCGCAGGCGGCTAGGCTTGACCTGCTCGCAGATACCCGCCACCTCTGACAAGAACTCACGCAGCGCGGCGGCGTCGATACTGCCGGAGGTGTCGATACCCACCACAATCTCACCCACCTGCTCACTCACCCCGCTGGGCATATACACCCCTGAGCCGATGAACCTGCGGTTGGGGCGAGACCATGTGGCGTAATCGTTGCCGGCGCAAGTTGTGCTGATGAACTCCCGCAGCGCGGCGCGCCAGTCAACCCTCGGGGTCAGCAGCTCGCCTAAGTCCAGCTGGGTGCCATTACCCGCCTTCTGTGCAGCAAGTGCGCCTTGGCGCAGCGCGGAGTCAATCTGCTCGGCCAGCTCCTGCACTTCGTCATCTGTCATCTGCTGCGCAGCTTCCCAGTCGTGGTCGTCAGCACCGCCTTCGTCGCCGTCATCTGGCAGTAGATCAAACACCTGCTGCACACTCATGCCCTTGTACTTGTCGTCGAGCAGGCAGACGGCGGGGTGCGGCCAGTCCATGGATGCGTTGACGCCGCTGTCGATCAGGCTCTGCACCCACAGGTTCACAACGTAATCGGCTGCGACGTTGGCCTTGCGAGGGTTGCGCTTCCACAGGTGCTGCCATGTCGTGACGTGTCGGAACATCTTGTGCCCCAGCTCGTGCAGCAGTACACCGCGCAGGGGTTTGTCGGGACACGCGGCGACGAACTTGCGACCGTACTTCTCGTTGATCCCGTCTGTGCAGGCCGTGGGCGTCTTGTCATCTATCGTGCGTTTGCCGAGCATCATCACCGGGCACAGCGCCATCAGATACGGCTCGGCCATGAGGTTGCACATGGCCTTCTCCAGTCGCTGCTCTTCGCTCACCTTGGTGTTGAACATTACTGATCCCCTCCGAACAGATAGCTGAACTTGTGTACCCACTGAGTGAATGACGGAGCGTTCATCACGGCGATGCGTCGCTCGTTGTTGTACTTGTCAGAGCGTACGCCGTTGACGAACAGGGCTTGCGCCTCGTTGGGCAGTCGCTGCAGGTAGGTGTGCCATGCCTCCACCCAGCTCTTGTCAATGCAGCCCAGCACGCGGTACACCACCATACACACTGCGGCCACGTTGTCCGGCACAAGTGCCGTGTCAGGGGACTTCTTGATCGAGTCGAGCGTCGGCAGCTTGTCTGCCATCTCGATGAACGCGGCCATGTCCATCGCTGCTTGCGCGCCCAGTGTGCCTATCAGTGCTGCTGTCAGCGTTGTGTTATCCAGTGAGCGGCGGTGCTTCAGCCAGTTGGACGCCTTCTCCAGTGAACGTGGCGTGACGAACGCGGCGCGGGTGGAGCGCGGGTGATAGATGTACGGGTTCTCCTCCGGGTCTTTGACTTCCTCGAATGACTGCATGCAGTGCGGGTTGTCCTTGACCCAGCCGAGTATGGCGTGGTCGATGCCGTTGGAGATACCCCACTCGATGAACTCCATGGCCGTGGGTTTACGCAGTGTCACCGTGGTGATGCGGTTGCGAGCGTGCGGTGGCAGCAGATCGCCGACACCCTCGGCACCGAGGTTGGTCGTGGCAAACACAATCGAGCCCTCGGGCAGCGGATACGGCCCCACCTGAAACTCCTGCATGACACGCAGCAGCGCGTTCTTGGTACTGGGGTCGGCCTTGCCGTACTCGTCGATATTCAGGATCACGGGCTTGTTCAAATGCACACCGAACTCTTCATTCGGCGCAAAGCGCACGAAGTCGTTGCCGTGCATATCCTTGATGTTGGGCACCATGACGTCCCCAAGGGACTTGGTTGTGCAGTCGAAGTAGCACAGCGTGTGAGTGGGCAGCGCTGCTGCCAGTGTCTTGCCTATGGATGTTTTACCGCAGCCCATGTGGCCTTGCAGCAGCACTGCGGTGCGTCCGAATCGTGACGCCAGAACGAGGTCAGCGGCTTGCTGCAGGTTGAGGTTGTACATTTGCATGGTCGTGCTCCTAGTAACGCGCCACGGTATGTGGCGCTGGGTGGGGTTTACTAAAATCTTAGTATTTCGGGCTTACATGCCGAGGCCGGGCAGTGAGGCGATCACCTCGTCCACGGCTTTCTTGGTGGCGGCACGCAGCCTGTGGTCATCACGCAAATCGGCGGCGTCTATACCGTGCAGGGCGTCACGCAGGGCTTGTGCGTTACTGCGCATGATGGGGTCACCGGTGAGGTTACAGGCGTCGACCAACTCCACAATCTCCAGCACGTTCGCCACCAGAGAGTCGCGGAAAATCTTCTTGGTCTCGTTGTCGCCGTAGTCCAGCCGCTCTGACATACGTGTCAGCACGTCCAGCAGCCGGGCGTTCACGTCACTCATTGCCGACTCCCACTGCCTGCGGTAGTAGCTGGCGTAGTGCTGCTCCAGTTCTTCTTTGGCTTCGTGCTCGATGTCGATGCGCCAGTCCTTCGCCTCGGCCAGTGGAATGAAGGTGAACCCGAACCCGAACTTTGACTGCAGCGACGCCGCTGAGGGGTACTCGTCGGGGTTGAACAGATCGCCCAGCTTGACCTGCGCTTGGGTAATCTCCCAGCCATAAGAGGACAGGAACGCGTCGACCAGCTCGAAGTACTGCGCCTTGAGGTCAATCATCGTCTGGTTGTACTTGAAGTACTGGCTGGTGGGCAGCAGGCGCAACCCAGTGTCAGACCACGGCATTGTCATGGCGTAGTGCGCGTTACGCACACCGGCAGCGAACTTGAGCACTGCAGAGAGCTCGGCGCAGTCACCCAGCAGCTTCTTGTTGACGTTGGCAACGCCGGTAGAGGCACGGTTGTCGAGGGTCACTTTCTGTGACGCGCTCTTGTCCAACTTGCGCCCTGCCCAATTGCGGATAGATAGCTCCACCAACATGGCGCTGCCAGAGATTGAAGGCACTGCGATCTTCGGAGCCTGCGAGAAGTTCAACGCAGGCAGTTCTGGGTAGTCGTCGTTCAAGTTTGTCAGGTCGTACATAGTCTTGCTCCTTGGTTGCGCTTACTAAGATGTTAGTAAACTGGTTTACTTTCAAAGACTTACTTCCAAATGTGTAGACACATTATAACACAGTATAACAAGTTTTGTCAAGATGGGATTATTTGATCCATACCAGCGGGGCACATTCCATTGTGAACAGCACCTTTGACTTTGGTATTAGCGTCACATGGCAGCGTTCGAGCACGGTGGAGGACGTCGGGCCTTTGAGCGCAAGCTCCCCGAGACCGTTGGTTGTGCCCCATGTGCGTATAACCGCGCATTCGTTCGCACGGATGTGGTCTTTCTCATCCTGCAGCACTGCCGCAAATACCCAGCCGCTTTCTACTACGATGATGTGTGTTGGTTTGAACATTGCCTTTCTCCTCTTTATGCCGCTGTCGCGGCGGGTTGTTGTGCCACAGTTGTGGCGGTTGTCAGTATGTGAATAACGCAGCCGTCGCCGTCGGTTGAGGTGAGTGCGGTGCCGTAGCCGTAGCCGTAGCCGTTGCCTCTGCCGTTGCCGTCGCCGTCGCCGTAGCCGTAGCCGTAGCCGTTGCCTCTGCCGTCGCCGTAGCCGTTGCCGTTGCCGTCGCCGTAGCCGTCGCCGTAGCCTCTGCCGTCGCCGTTGCCTCTGCCGTAGCCGTGGCCGTTGCCTCTGCCGTTGCCTCTGCCGTCGCCGTCGCCGTCGCCGTCGCCGTAGCCTCTACCGTAGCCTCTACCGTTGAACTTCATGGGAACACCTTTGTCGTTGGTGTCGTCAGTATGTGAATAACGCAGCCGTCGCCATCGGTTGATGTGAGCGCGGTGCCGTAGCCGTAGCCGCTGCCGTTGCCTTTGCCGTAGCCGTAGCCGTAGCCGCTGCCGTCGCCGTTGCCGTTGCCGTTGCCTTTGCCGTAGCCGTAGCCGTTGCCGTTGCCGTAGCCGTCGCCGTAGCCGTTGACGTAGCCGTCGCCGTAGCC